TTACCCTCTCATTGATAGGTATAAATCATTTAATTTATCGACTGCTTTCTTCTTGGTATGCTCCAGTACATGAGTATATGTGTCTAAAGTTATTGAAATATTACTATGACCTAACATGGTTTGCACAACCTTAGGGCTTTCTCCCAACTCGAATAATCTAGTAGCATATGTATGCCTCAAATCGTGGAATTTCCTATCTTGGATATTGTTATCTTTAAGTATCTTTTTAAATTTCTTTAGTACATTAGTCTTTGCTAAATGCTTGTTTCTTGGGCTTAAAAAGACAAACGTGTTATTGGTTACCTTTATACCTAATTTAAATAGGTCTTTAGTCTGCTTAAGTTTATATTGCTTTAATTCGTTTTTAAATAGGACTGGTATATCAATATTTCTTATAGAGCTTTTAGTCTTAGGCGTTTGAACTACTATACTAGATTCGCCCCTTCCCTCTTCTGAAACCTCACAAACCCTCTTCATATTCTTAGTAACAGAGATATATCCCTCTTCAAAATTAATATCTCCCCATTTAAGGGCAAATAATTCTCCTTGCCTCATACCAGTATTAAGAGCAGTTAAGAATAACATTTCAAGCTCATGACCTTTAATTGCCTTAATGAATTGCTTTTGCTCTTCTAGTGTAAATGGATTTATCTTCTCTTCCTTATCTGCTGATACAGAATTATCCTTAGGGAATACTATTGAGCTAGTGAAGTCCTTTATAATAAGATTATTATTGTAAGCATATCTTATACATGGAGCTATTAGCTTGTGAATGTTTCTTAACTTGCTAATGCTCTTATGTTTTTTATAAATCTTGTTGTAAAAGCTTTGAATATCTTTAGATGTAATATCAGTTAATTTGATTTTGGATAAGCTGCTATCCTTTAAATATATTCTGTAGGTACTTTCGTATCTCTCTTTACTAGAAGGCTTTAAGTCGATAAATTTAACATTGAAAAGCCATTTCTCCAGGAAGTCACCAAAGTAATCTTTATTAGAAGTGATTCCATGCTCTAGCTCTTTAGTTTTTATTGCTATCTTCTCTTTTAACTCTTTTACAGTTTTAGCGTATATATCTTTTGGGGAATTTAGGTTCTTATGTCTTAATCTATAAAAGTAATATTCTTGACCATTTACCATTTTCTTTTTAAAAGTTGTTTTTGCCAATTTTAATACCTCCTTTTTTATTTTTTTATTTTACTAACCAAATTACTTGTCTCCTGTCTCCTTTCTCGTAAAGCCTTGATATTACAAGGGTTGAGGGAGACTTTTAGGGGAGACAACTTTTTTGTCTCCTTGTCTCCTTTTTTATAAAATAGTGAGATTTCAACCTATTAAAATACATATTAACCAATTATATACTTGTAAATAAATCTCAAAATTGTAAACTGAGAAAATCGTTTTTACTTATTTTCAATAGTACCTTTAAGTTCGTAAAGTTCAAATTTCAAATATCTACCTAGATTATTAAGTATATTTTCTATCTGGTCATCTGTTGCTAGTTTTAATATTTGCATTTCATCATCAAGTGAAGCATATATACCTATATCTATCATAGCATCTGCTGCATTCTGGTTTATATCTTCTATTTTTTTATTTAATCCTTCAATTAAAGTTTCTCTTGGTATTTTTGATATTCTTTCTTTGGTTTTGTGGTCAGTTAGGTCGTAAACCTTAGTCTCTGTATCTAATAAATAACCTGTAGATACTCCAAGAACGTCTGCAATTTTATTTAGAACTTTCATATTAGAGCCTCTTTGTCCTTGTTCGTAATTTGCAACAGTATAGATTGATACGTTTAATTTTTTGGCGAACTCTTCACGAGTAAGATTTTGAGATTCTCTAATTAATTTTATTCTTTTACCTATTTCTTTTTGGTTCAAAATTTATCACCTCTTAACATAGTATAACACAATTTTGAGTGAGTTAAGCATAAAATAGTAAAAAATAATAAAAATTTTGTGTTGACATAACTCTAAAATGACTGTATGATATGAATATAGACAGTCAAAAACGACTGAAAAACAAATCGAACTTATCTGTTCTTGATAGGTTAAAAAATAATCATAGGAGGAAAGAAGTCATGTCTGATAATCAAATATTATTAAGCCCAACAAAGGCTAGAGAGCTATTGGGTGTTGGTAGAAATGAAATATATAAACTATGTAATACAAAAGGATTCCCTGCATTTAAAATCGGGAATAAGCATTACATAAATAAAGATAAACTTCAAGAATGGGCTGATAGACAATGCAAGTAATAAAGTAGGTGAATAATGCTTGAAGAAAATTAAATTTGAACTAAGCGAACTGGAAACTTGTTTTATTTCCTTGGCTCATATGTTTTCAAATGCACAAGCTAGAGAAGAATACAAGTTGATACAGTTAGATGTGAAAATTGAATACCCAAGTAATGAGCTTGATATAATTTCAAGTATTGTCACAAATTATTCTAATGATGAAAATATGCTGACAAATTTTGGAATTGTTAAGGAGCTAAGGGAGATTGAAAAATATTCAGAGATAGTGGACTATGCTCATAGCGATATTAGTGGCGTGTATTATAAGGCGTTTATTGATAGGATAAAAGGCAATATAGATAAATGTAATGATATGTCACTGATAGAGTATGAAGATAGTAAACAAGCCTTTATATCGTATATAAGTGGTAATTTAAAGGCTTTGATTAATTCAAACAATGAATACAAGTTTACTAAATGGAATGGTAAAGCGTGGGTAATGCTCACAGATGAAGAAAGTAAAATTATCTACAATGATTTTATTAAACAATGTGAGATTGAATTGAAAAAGATAATGCCAACTTTGGAGAAATCTGATTATTCCAGGATGATTAAAAAGGTTAGAGGCTGGGACAATAAAAATCGTGTAAACGAGGCTTTGGATAAGCTGAAACGTGATAAGGCTCACATAATAAATCTTAAATATCATAATAAGAAGGAAAATGTCCTTTGCTCTAAAAATGGTATGCTTATTGACTTAAATACTGGAGAAATTAAGCCGTCTCAAAGAAATGATATGATACTCAACACTTCTAAATACAACCTTGTAGATAGAGGGGAATCAATAAAATTTGTCAATGAAAAATTAAAGCTATATCAAGATGTATTGGGAGAAGAAAGATTAAATTTCATATTAGATTTGATAGCTTATAAAATGCTCGGTAAAAATCTTCAATTAGCAATATTTATGATAGGAGCAGGAGCAACAGGAAAAAGTACCTTTAAAAATATTATAAAAGATTTATTTGAGGATAATATAACCAATGTACCTTATGAATATTTCACATTGAGCCATAGGGGAAATGATGATAAATCAAGAGATGATTTACTGGTATCTTTAAACAATAAGTTGTGGGGCGTATCTAGTGAAGGTGAAGAGGATTATATAATCAGCCAAGCTAAGTTTAAAACGATACTGTCAAATTCAACTGAAATGGCAAGACCAACAAGAGGAAATTTGATAGAGGTTAATTTGCAAAAGCTAGACTTGTTAATAGATACGAATACTATTCCTAAGTTTGCGAGTTTTGATGATGCAGTAAATAGAAGATTGTTATTTGTAAGGTTTATGAATAAGATTCCACTTGAAAAAAGGAACTCTAATTTCTATAGAGAAGAGATAAAGCCTAATTTTGATTATGTATTCTCATTCTTTATATATAGAGCTATTGAAATGCTTGGTAAAGACTTAATTATCCCTAAATGCATCAAAGAAGATACGGTTCACAATGTGAAGGAAATGGATTCATTATTGAAATTTTCAATAGAGGTTATTGCTCCAGTAGATGGATTTATGATTGATTGTGAAGAAGTTGAAAAGGCATATATGAAATTATGCAATGATGAGGATCTATTAAACATAATACCAGAAAGTATTATCGGAACTGCAAAAGGATATAATTTTTTAGTCAATAAATTAAAAGACTTAAAAGGCTATGAAAATGTATATAGAGATAGGGTTCGTGATGGCTCTAGGTACAAGAAGAAATATGTTATTAAGGGAATTGCCTTTATAGAGGAAGATAATTCAGTTTTTGATGATGTGGAACAACAAAATTTAATTAAGTAAAAGGGGGTGATGATATGAAGGCTATGACGGTAAGAGAGTTTATCATATTAGAGTTCGTAAAGGAACATTTCGACATGGATTGTATAGAAGTTAAAGCTTTGGGTGGTGATGAAGTTTTAGTCACTGATTTTGATGGTGCATCAATGATGTTTGGATATGACCCTCAAAAGGGTGTTATAGAAATTGAGTAAAAAAAAGGGCAGTAATCAAATAGATTACCACTCACAACTCACAATTGTAGTGTACTCTATTTGGTTGCTCCTGTAAAGAGGGAGAGAGTGGAAAATGTCATTTAAAATGTTTGAATATTATGTAATTTTATCTTTAGAAAAAGGAATTGAACCGACTTGGAACGGCTTGAAAGAATTTAGAAATAAGAATAAGGGGTGCATTTGATAATGAAATATAGTATTGAAAACGCAACAAAAGAAGATATTGAGATATTGGCTAAATATGATGCAACTTTTGAAGAGCTTATAAGTGCAAGAAATTTTTTAGAACGAATAGAAAATGAAGTATTCACAAGTAATAATGAAATGTGGAACAAGGTGAATTTGGTTTTATATGCTTATAAATTGGGTCAAATGCAAGGTAAGAGAGAGGAAAGAACAAGAAGAAAAACATTTATAAGGAGGTAGCATGGTTCAATTATTCAAATATAAAGATTCAGAAATTGAAGAAATATTAAAGAGCATAGTAATCCTAATTGATACTAGAGAGCAAGAAAACTCTCATATTAAAGATTACTTTGATAAGAAGAAAATATCATATAAAGTTCAGAAGTTAGACTGTGGAGATTATAGCTTTTACATACCTAAAAATGAGGAATTGGGAATATCAAGGGAATTATTCTTTAATGATATAGTTTGCATAGAGCGTAAAGGTTCATTAGAGGAATTAAGTGGCAATTTTACAAAAGATAGAGCTAGGATTGAAGAAGAATTATCAAGGAAAAGAGGACGCTTATATTTAATGATTGAAGGGGCTACCTATGAGGATATCTTAAAGCATAATTACAATACAAAATATAATCCTAAGAGCTTTATAGCGACATTAAAGACTTTTGAGGCTAGATATGACATAAATACCTCCTTCATTAGCAAAATGGGGGCAGGGAATTATATATATTACACATTTATCTATTACTTGCGAGAGTATTTCAAGTATGGATTAAGAAATTAGAAAGGAGAATTTAAAATGGAAGAAAATCAAGAAATTGACTACAAGGCAGAGTATGAAAAAATGACTGCTGAAAAAGAAAGAGAGGAGGTTGTGAGTAATTTTAAGAAGTCTATGGGTGAAGAAGGTTACGAGTTTGATGAAGAAATCTTTTCAACTAATTGTTCCAAGTATGATAATGAGGCGTTAAAAAACTTTAGCGAAATGTTTAAAACATTGAAACCACGCTCAAATCGTGGATTTAAAATTGGGGCTACTCAGCCAAGAGAAGAACCTTATTCGCAACCAAGTGCAACATTTAAAGATTATATAGAAAGTAAAAGAAAGTAGGAGGAAATTATAAATGTCAGATACAGGATTTTTAATGGATAACTTAACTGGATCAGTACCAGTTGAAGTTGCAGGAGAATTAATTAAGCAAATAGTAGACCAATCAACAGCTTTTTCAATATGTAAGCATGTACCAATGCAATCAGCTAAAAAAGTTTTACCAGTATTAACTGATACAGGTTCGGCTTTTTGGACAGGTGAAGGAGAAAAGATTCAAACAAGTGTTATGGGATTTGACTATCCAGAGCTAGAGGCTAAGAAGTTAGCAGTTATTATCCCAGTAACTAGGGAAAAATTAGCCGATTCAGTTCTTAATGTTTTAGGTGAATTGCAGGAAGGTATTGCTGACGCCTTTAGCAGAACTATAGATTCAGCCGTATTCTTTGGAACAAAGACACCATTCAAGAATAATCTTTTTGACCTTGCAGAACCTAAGAAGGTAGAAAAAACTGACAAGATAGACATAGATATTAGTGGAGCTATGGGAAAGGTTGAAGAAGATGATTATGCAGTTACTGCAATTGTAACTCATAATGGTATGAAAAAGACTTTTAGAGATTTGAGAGATAGTAACGGAAATGCAGTTGTAGTACCAGGAGGAATTAGTGGCTCACAAATTTATCAAACGCCTATATTTGTACCACAAGCTAAAGCATGGGACAAGACTAAAGCAGAATGTATATTAGGAGATTTTACAAAAGCAGTTATAGGGACTAGAGAAGATATACAATATGAAGTTTTGAGAGAGGCTACAGTCGGAGAAATAAATTTAGCAGAGCATGACTTAATAGCAATAAAATGTACTATGAGATTTGGATTTGAAGTTATAAATGCAAAAGCATTTTCTAAGATAGTGCCAAAGGCAGCAGAATAATAATTAAGGGGTTCGACATGATGTTGAACCCTTTTATTTTCAATAGGAAGGAGAATTAAGATGTTGACAGATAATCAAAAGAAATTTTGTAAGGAATACTTAAAGAGTGGTAATGCTACAGAGGCATATTTAAAGGCTTATAAATGCACCCCTAAGACTGCAAATTCTAATGGTAGTAAGTTATTAGGGAATGAGAAGATAAAGGCATATTTAGAGGAATTAGAGCGTACTGGAGGCTTTGAAGAGGCTACAGAGCAAGAGATAAGAGAGTTCTTCACTTGTACTATGAGAGATAAGAAAGCTCCATTACATTTAAGAATGAAATCAGCTGAAATCTTAGGTAAAAACTTTGGTTTAACTGTAGAGCAGAAACCACAGAAGGAAACAGTTATTAAAGTTGTGGAAGGGGGGCAAATAATCAATGAGTAAGGGAATTGTTATAAAAGATTATATTAATATGATACTTCCAGTATATAGACCATATTTGAAAGATTATTCTCACAGAGTAAATGTGTTTTATGGTGGAGCTGGTAGTGGTAAAAGTAAGTTTGTAGTACAGAAAATGCTATACAAATTATTAAACGATAAAAGAAAATGCTTAGTAGTTAGAAAGGTAGGGGCAACTATAAGGGCATCAATATTTGCAGAATTTAAGACCTTAATATCAGATTTAGGGATATACAATCAATGCAATATCAATAAAAGTGATATGACCATTGAGCTACCGAATGGAAGTGCTTTTATATTTAAGGGATTAGATGATTCAGAAAAAGTCAAATCAATTGAAGGTATAGATGATATTATAATCGAAGAGGCTACAGAGTTAGTTGAAAATGACTTTACTCAATTAAACTTAAGACTTAGAAGCAAAAAAGAAAATCAGCAAATTCATATGATGTTTAATCCAGTATCAAAGGTTAATTGGGTTTATAAACTATTCTTTGTTAAGAAATATAAAGGAGCCTTAATTGTAAAAACTACATATAAAGATAATACATTCTTGCCTAAATCATATATTGAAAGTGTAGAGAATTTAAAAGAAACTAATTACCCTATGTGGGAGATATATGCCAATGGCAAATTTGCATCATTAGATAAAAGGGTATTTACAAATTGGGAAGTATTAGACTTTGATTTAAGGTCAGTAATGCTTGAAGGTGCTAAGCCATTAGCTGAAAAGTTAGGATTAAATGTAGTTACAATGATTAATCCATTTGGTAGTCCAGTCCTTAAAACTAAAATAAAAAAGACGGCATACTTTGGATTGGATTTTGGATATACTAATGATCCTACTGCATTTATTGCGTTTCTAATAGATAAAGAAGAACGTAAGATATGGATATATGATGAGTTTTACAGAAGTGGAATGTTAAACAAGGATATATATGACTTAATAGTTAAAAAGGGATACTCAAAAGAAATTATAACTGCTGATAGTGCAGAGCCAAAGAGTATAGAAGAATTAAGGCGATTAGGACTTAGGAGGATTGTATCAGCTAGAAAGGGTAAGGATTCTATTATTCACGGATTACAGTATCTACAAAGCTTTAAGATATATATTCACCCTAAATGTGTAAATGCTATTATGGAATTTGAGAATTACACATGGCAGAAGGACAAGAAAACTGGAGAGTATATCAATAAGCCTATAGATAAGTATTGTCATTTAATAGATGCTCTAAGGTATGGAGCTGAAAGAAGTAGATTCAATGATTATGGTAAATGTGTAGCAATTTAAAATTATGAGGTATTCGTCATTAAGACGAGTGCCTTTTTATTTACAATTTTGGGGAGACAAAGGAGACAAGTGGGAGACAAGTCGCATTGTCACCCTTAAAGCATTGATATTACTAGCTTTATATATAGGGAGACAAGGAGACAGTTATTTTACAACTAAAAAAATATTTTTATAAATATATGAGTTTTATCTTGTGCATAAGTATACCGAATAAATGAATAATTATTAATTTATTAAAAGTTTCAAAAGAGGATAAAAAAGAACCATATAAAAATTTTACCCCTTTTTTACCCCTTATAGAATGGTAAAGTACGGGAACGTATAAAATTGTGTAACAAAAGAATGACAGTATAACACGTTTTGAGGGTTATTTAAAATTGTGTAAAATTAAAGTATACGACTATGTTAGTCTGGTCTTTTATAGAGCATATCCATTAATGCGTAAACAACTGTAAGTAGTAGTGCGGCATATATAACCATATTTAATTTTCCGTAAATAATTCTAAGAACTATTCCTACAGTGATTGCAGTTAAAATTAAATAGTTTATAAATTTATTTAATCCAGATTTGCTTGTACATATTACAGATGTAGAAGAAAAAACTATTAAAACAATTGTTATAAAAGCTAGGGAACTTCCTAAAACATTATTAAATTCTATTATTTTAAAATAATCTAATACTAAGAGGCTTATTAAAAAAAGTAATGCTAGAGAGACTATTTTTTGTATCATTTTATTCATAAAATCACCTACTGTAAAATATTTACAAATTATATTATATCAGAAGGTTACATAATATAAAAGGATAAGTTCTACTTTATTTTATAGTTTAATAATATCTAAATCATCTGGAACATAGATAGTTCCATTAAAAACTTCTTTACCTTCCTTAATATAGCGTTCCTTCCTTGTAGCTAAGTTTTTATCTTCAGCATGATATAGAATTACAGTTCCTACATTAAGTTTTGCTACATTTTCACAAGCATCCTTTGATGTAGCATGATGCTTTTCATAAGGTTTAAAAATTTCTCTATCTTCATAAGAACAAAAAGCTTCATGCATAAGATAATCTGTATTTATACAGTAATCTTTAACATATTCTCTATAGGGTTCGTCACCAAGGAAAGTAAGAGATTTACCATTTAGAAGATAAGTTTTAAATCCATGTTGAAGTTGTTTAGTGCTCTTTATATCAAAAAATATAGTTTTTCTTCCAAGTATTTCAGCTTCATCACCATTATTTATTGGGATGAAGAGTACTCTGTTATCAAAGAATTTTGTGAATTTATTTTGGAGTACATAAAAGCTTATACTCTTGATAGCATCTATTGAAGATTGGTGACAGTATATATTTAAGTTTCCCTCATATTTTCCATTGAGAATATTATTACACACAGCTCTTATAACCCATATAGAACCTAATATATGATCGTTATGGTTATGTGAAATAAACATATTATGAATTTTATTAATAGGGATTTCTGATTTCTCTAAGTTAGTAAGAACGGTATTCCCCCCACCACAATCAACTAAAAAGTACTCATCATTGTTAGAAATAGTAAAGCAAGAACACCTAAAATGAATAAATAAAGAGTTTGTTTTGAACCAATATTAATGATAATCTCTTAACCAATAGAGGAATTAAGGGATAAATTGTTAATATTGGTTTTTTTCTTGTGTATTTAAGAAAATAAAAATATTAAATTTATATTAAAAAATTATTTGGTAATAAAGAGTGTCCCACTCTATGGGTTGGGGAAAACTATATTCTTTTTTAGGAGGATATTATTTTGAAGTTGGACAAAGAGAAAATAGAGAGAGTGTATTTAAAAGGATATAACTATATTGAAATTGCAAAAGTTTTTAATTGGAAACCTGAAAGTGTTCGTAAGTGCATACAAAGAAATTTTAAAGAACTAAAAAGTCAGCATGAATTAGAGCGAGATAGAAGGAAAGCAATAGATAGAGCGTTAAAACGTGAAGTAAATGGATTTATGACTAGTAGAAATTTCGTAAAAACGAACCCTTCTATATACACTCAAAATAGTAAAGGTGACCTGGTATTAAAAAAGAGTGAGGTTTGCTATACGGAGGATACCCCTAGAATTTCAATTAATGAGGGATTAAGAGAATATCAAAAAACATTTATAGGTATAAAAGGAGTGGTATAGATGAAGAATCCAAAGAATCCAACTATGAATCAAAAGAAACGTATAAGAGAGAAAAGGTTAAATCCGAATAACTGGCAAGTTATAAAGGATAATACAGAAATATTTGAAATAATACATAGAGTTACTAAGAAGATAAAAACATATAAAGTTAGTTAG